GCAACGGCAGTCCATGACCATCAATAGAAACGATAAATCTACCTCGATCTCCACACAGCTCGATAGCCTGATACCGGCCAGCAAGATTAGTAACCTTACGCAGGGGATGTTCGTCGGGGCCGTATCTGACAACTTCGATGAGCGCATTTATAATCCGCAAAACGAAGCGTGCGGCACATCGCAAACGAAGCGTACACCCACACACCCCGCTGAGAAGAAACGAAGCGTTACATTTTCGGGGGATATACCAAGGGCGTTCGGCAACCATCCGAACGCCCTTCTTGCATCAGTCAAATAGGGTCGGCTCCTCCTCCTTGACATAGTTGCACACCATCCATTCTTCCTGCTTGCGCCTGGAGGTCTTAGAGGCGGAGATCGTGCGCTCGATACGATGGATGTGCCACCCGTGCACCGTAGCATATCGCTCGATATTATCATCAGGGAACATAGTTAGCATGAACTTACCCTTGACCTCTGTAAGGAGGTCAAGGAGAGCCAGCAGGTGGCTCTCGCCGAACACGCCCTCGTAATGCCCGCAGTCACTCCCCACATAGGGAGGATCGACGAAGTGGAAGGTGTCGGGCGTATCATAGCATCTGATCACCTCAAGGGCATCCCTATTCTCAATGGTAACATTGTCTAGACGGCGGGCGAGGTGCTCACCGAACTCCTCCTTGGCGTTGCGGAGCTTTTTGGGCATCCCTCCGCCGAAGTCGTAGCCAAAGGTCCCATCGAGCATGCTGGCAAAGCTCATCTTAGAGAGTGCCCAGACGGCCCACGCTCGATCCATACGGGTGAAGAACTGCGGGTACTCCAAGATGTGGGCTGCGTGTGCGTGGATATCCCTCGAGTGCACTGTGACATCAACACGGGACTTCAGGAGGTCATACTCCGTCTTGAGCATCTCGTAGAAGTTGGTCATCTGCTGGTTGAGGTCGTTGATCACCTCCCCATCAGAAGGGTCTTTAGCGAAGAAGACAGCCGCGCCACCACAGAATGACTCTGTATAGAGGGTGTGCGAAGGTATTAGAGGCAGGATATGCTTGAGCATCGTCTGCTTGCCTCCATAGTAGGTAATAGGGGTTCTCATTTCGGATAAATCGTTGTATTTTTGCGGTCTCTCACCTCCCACTACATAAGAAATGCGCTGACACGAAAGGAAAGGCATTAAGCCCTCGGCCTTTGCGTGTCAGCGCATATTTGTAAGTGTGAGGTGAGAGTCCACTTACGAAGGTCGGGGGCTTTCTTATACCCCGACCAGGGAAGAAGTTACTTGTAGTTGAATTGGCTCTTGCCGAAGAGGCGAACAGCCTTGTAGTAGAGGTAGGAGAGGACGATGAACCACGTCTGTGATCCCGCCTTACGCCCCTTGAAATAGTCGATAGACCGCCCTACCATATCCTGGAAGAGGGCGAAGTCCGCTCGCTGTCTATCCTGCTCCGTTCCCCCAATGTTGTAGCGAACATCATGCTGAACGCACTCCTGCTGGAAGAACTCGTAGTGCGGAGGCTTAAGCCAGCGAAGAAAGCCTGAGCAGGCTCCGCATCCGTTAACCTTGTTATCTGTGGCCATAGTCTATTAGCTGAACTCCGCAGAGAATGCGGAGGTAAATATCCGTATTGAAAGCGGCGACATTTCGCCAGCGGTAGCAGGCTCCAGGCGATGCGTGAGGACATATCGCTCCATCGTACGATCGTAGGTCTTTTGCGGGACTGAATATACAGCCCCAGCCTTTTGAGGCCCAGTCATCGACACCCCAGCAGAGCGAGCCATATCAATACCAGCCTCCCACGACCCCTTCATCGACACAGCGACATCCCACAGGGTCTGCCCAGGTAGCGTCATTACATCCATCGTTTACGTATCTTGAGGATGAAGATGATGACAGCAATGATGATAGCGGTGCAGCCGAGCACTCGTAGCGTAGAGTTGACATCGGCGATTGCACTGGTCTTTTTCACCTGTGTCTCCACATATACACTGTCTACCTTTTGCAAATAAATGGTGTCGCGCTGCGTTCGATCGCGGATGCGTGTACGCCACCGAACGACGAAGACAGTGTCCCCCTTGGAGTGGATGTACACGCTGTCATGTACATAGATGCTATCACGTTGTACGCTGCTACGGTCACTCCACTCCACACGCCGCTCACCTTTAACGACAGCGGTCCTTACCGTCCCACAGGAGGAGAGTGCACCGAGGATAAGTGACCAAAAGAGGATGAGCGCAATGAAGATTAGCAGGCGCTCTTTATTTACTCGTCTCATAGCTATAGGTCCTTATATTCGGGGATCGCATCGAAGCAGGGGCACTCTTTGATGCGCTCCCACGGGTCAACGATGCCGTTACCGTTGGTATCAGGCGAGAAGTCGCGATGCCCTTGGATCTTAGCCTTGGGGTATCGACTACGAAGCTCGCCGAGGAGCTTGCGGAGTGAGACGCGCTGGGCATCAGTGCGATTGTCGACACCCTTCCCCGACTTATCGATGCCACCTACGTAGGCGACATTGATAGTCTCCGAGTTGTATCCCTTGACCCCATTGCTGATAAGCTCCTCGGGCTGCATGGGATGCACGACCCCGTCAGCCGTGATTACATAGTGATAGCCAGGGCGCTGAAAGCCACGCTGCTGGAAGACCTGCTGGAGCTCCTTCACTCCCCACCCTTGGGGGGAAGCCGTGCAGTGCACGGCGATGTAGTTAATCGTTCTCTTGCTCATCGTCTTGTTGATTAGTGTCTTGTTTAGGCGGCTGATACATGTACTTGTTGAGCCGATATTTGTAGTCGACCCCGAAGAGCGCCCCAGCGAAGGTCGACATCTCACCAAATGCAAGGAGCACGGAGTTGTGGATCTCCCCTCGAGGGACGACAAGGAATGCCGTCCAGACGAGTGCGATGCCCGATAGTGTGAGTAGGACGGCTATCCAAAGTTGGACAGTAAGGCGCTTGCGCATAATAGAGTTAGTAGTGGGCGTCGATGTGGATGCCCGAAGTTGTTATTTTGATGGAGTTGACAGTCTGCCCGTCCATCTCGAGTTGCT